GATTCCATCCAACCCCACCTTGGGACACGCGCTCACGGATAGAACGATAACCCTCAGATAGAGAGCCTGCAAAATCCTTGTCCTTATCGTAAGTGTTGGAAAATAGCTCTCCTTGCCGATCCTCGGCATCGAGATATCGGCACGCCTGCCGCCAATAACTTTCCTTCAATTCAATACCGATGAATTTGCGATCGAGCTTGAGCGACACAACACCCTCAGAACCGATCCCCATAAACGGAGACAGCACTATATCGTCGGGGTTGCTCCACATAACAATAGCGCGCTCGATCACATCAAGTTGCAATGGGCACAAGTGCCGCTCGTCTTGTGAATCTTTCGCAGCCTTGACATTTAGAACATTCGACTGGTTGACACTCATCCAAACCGGCGACGCCCATTCCTGCCACTGATCGAGTGGAAACTGTTCTGGGGTGTGACTGATCGGATCAGGATTATCGCCTAGCTTGATAAAGGTCAGGAGATAGTCAGGCATTCCGCCGCGCGACTTGGAGCTGTCCTTTTGTAGTTGCTTATAGAGTAGTCCAACGTGTTTCGTGCGCGTCATTTCGACTACGGGGCATTTCCAGATTGTGCGGCGGCCGTGCAGTATCCATCCAGCATCTTCGTGTAGTTTTATAATCTGCCCGGAAAAATCCTTGATCCCAACTGCACCATCTCGCCATTTAGTCATCGGCAGATCGGAACAATGCACGGCGGTCAACCTTCCTGGCATTGTTACGCGGAATTTCTGCTTGACCAGATAACCATAATGCTCAGCAAATTCCTCATCGGTCGAATTGCCCATATCCGCCGCACTTTCAGAGTAGACAAACAACGATCCGAACGGCGGCGAATAGCAAGAAAAGCCTATACTCTCGCTCGGCACTTGCGTAAGCACATCCACGCAATCGCCATGGATTGCAATGAACCGTTCACCAACATGGCTATTCAAGCAGCGCAAATCCATGGAGGAAGCCTTGCAGTATGAGTTGGGTTGTACGCGGCCCTGACAATGGACGATTGGCCAGTGGCGCAGCGCATTGCCTCGCGCATCGCTGTTTTCATCTTGGTGTGATCGCCGGCCTTGCGATCAATAACGCGACCGATCTCGGCTTCGCCTTCCGCGACGATCAGGTGAACCTCAACGGGTTTCTTCTGACCGAACCGCCAGCAGCGCCGGACGGCCTGATACCATGTCTCGTAGGAGAACGTGCGCCCAATAAACATCATGTTGGAGCAGTGCGACCAGTCACATCCAAAGCCGGTCAGAGATGGCTTGGTCAGAAGGTGTTTGATCTGTCCCAACGCAAAAGCTTCAAGAATTTCCTCTTTTTCATCGGCGGATTGCGAGCCGCGAATTTCAATGGCGCTTGGAATGGCGGCTCTAATCGCGTCCGCTTCGTAATTGGTGTCAGACCATAAAATCCAAATATCGTCGGTGACAATTGCTGCTGCCATTTCGGCGCGGGCCTTAATTGTTTGTCGCTTCACGTTATGCAGCGACGTTGCCGACATATTCGGGACACCAAACATATCGGATAGCTCACGAGCTATCCGGCTATCCTTGGCGCGATGGCGGATGACTTTGAATGGTGGTAAATTGAATTGCTCGTCATCAGTGGTGTTACCAGTGATATCAGACGGCTTCTCGCCCATACGCGCCCATGATGACATCCAGTTCCAGAATGCATTGACGGCATGCCCTTTCAAGCGCCATTCTTGCGAAGCTGTAGACGTGTCGTTGATGAAAAACCGCGACAGCATTTCGTTTGCCGTCATAATCTCAAGAAATTCTGCGTAGTTGCCAAGCTCCATGTGATCGTTCGGTGCCGGCGTTGCGGTTGCGACCAACTTATACCGATGGCCCTTGAAAGCTTCGATCAGCGCCCGCGTTGTCTTGCCGGTAAAACTCTTGAGGATCGAGGCTTCGTCGCACGACACAATCGCGAATTCTGATGGGTCTATTTTCTCGCGGCGATCATAGTTGCAAATATTGATGCCGGGACCGGCTTCGGATTGCTCGCGTATAACGCGGGCTTCATAACCCCATCGCTCAGCGACCTTAATCATTTTATCCTTAAGCCATTGTCTCTTTT